CTGTTTCTGCATCTTTTAAATATTTTATATTTAAAGTTGGATTTACTTCTACAGACTCAGCTGAGATATTTGTTATATTTTTGTATGTATGAGCTTTATTATATATCTCATCTAATACCTTGTTTTGTGCTTCCGTACATTCTACTAATTCTGGTTCTTCTAATAAATAATAAATTTTAAATGGACCATTATCATTTATATACTTTCTAAATGCTTGACTATAATTATTTATTGTTAATTCTTCTCCAAAATTTTTTTCAATATCCTCGAATGGTATTGATATCATAAATTTATTACTATTTATATATGTCTGGATACCATCTTCTTTGCCACCCCACATACTATTATCCTTTGCTTTTAATTTGTCACATAATATATCATTTCTTACATTTGTTATTTTCAAGTCATTTTTCACAACTGCAAATGCAATATTTCTATTAATTTGAAAATTTGCAAATGTTCCACAAACCTCTATATTAGTAGTTGGAAATGTCAACATTATTTCTGTTTTTACGCAATGTTTCTCATACCACTTTCCGTCTTTTCTTACAAAAGTATCACCTTTAAGCATTTCCTGTTGAACATCTACTAAATATGATTGCTCTTCATGTTGTACTATATTAGTTAAAGTTGTTGCCTCATCTAATTGAATATCATTTTTATCTATATAAGCAAAATGCCCTGATGAATACCCATTCCATACAAGTGCTTTTACCGTTTTTCCAGCTTTAGATATCAGTGAATATTTCCCAGCATTTGTTCCATCAGTTTGCATATAACTTGTACTTCCGTCTGTATATGCTATAAGAAATTGTCCAATTAATTTGCTTGTATATGTATATCCAACAATATCAACTTGAAATACATATTGCGTATTTTGTTTACAATTCAAGTTATATCTTTGTGTAACACCAGCTAATTTTAAACATTCTACATTATTATATTTTTCATAAGCATTTCTTGAATTTAAAGATTTTAACTTATCAATATCAATAAAATTTTTATTAAATATATCTATTTTTGCACTACCACAATTGTAAGAAGAATAATTGCTTATGCGAGTACCATAAGCAATCTTTATTTTGCAATCTTTTATATCTTCTAGTGTTATTGTTTTATTTGCATCTTGCCACATCAACATTAATGAGATTTTCTTTGTATTCTCTTGTAGTTTTATAGTTTTGTCTTTATTATTTGATGACATATTATTTTTTATTATTACGTCATTTTCATCAATCTCAAAAACATTATACTTTAAATCCTTATCTGTTCCTAGTGAGATTGTAATATCTTTGTTCGAAATAACATTAATATCTTCATCTGTTAATAATCTTATTGTAGTATTGGCTTTTTGTGTTGTTGCTCCTACAATACCACTATAGTATCCTTTTCGTGCAAAAATAGTATCATTTAAAATGTTTATATCATCTCCAACAGCCTTTAACTCACTTGGAAAATCTAGGCTTGGACTTGCTCCGTATTGCTCGTATGGTTTGTCTTTATTCTCGTAGTCTGTCAATAAAACTTGCAAAGTTCCACTAACTAAAATTCCAGTATTTTGTTGCTGAACATATATTTGTTGCAAAACATCTCCTGCACTTAAAATCAAATCAGGAGAAACCCTTAAATAACTTGATTCTGTTTTACCATTTTTTATTAATTTTACTGACAAAATTGCATTTGTTAAATTACCAAAAGCTTTTAAATACATTTGTTTAGTTATTTCCAGTCCTTTACCATCATATTCAACTAACATATGTGTAAACATTCCTGTAGTTGTTCCCTGATATGAAACACTTGACTCATCAATTTTTGTTATAGTAACACCAGCACTTTGAGTTTGTGTAGATGTTATTTTAAATTGATTATATCCCTCTCTAGTCTCTTGTTTCTGATTCCCACCAATTTCAAGTTCACATCTTGCATTGCTACTATCTTCTATGTGTATATTCCCTCCACTCGCCTCACCAATTGTTGCAACACTTTTTATATCCTCTCTCAAGCGTTCGTTTTCAGCTTGTATTTCCTTAATTGACTCTTTATTTAAAGTTATCTTCCCATCTTGTTCATTATCTTTTTTATTTATTGTTTCTGTTGCTGTTTTTATGCTTCCTTGTATAGCTTCTATATCTTCTGTATTTTTAGAAATCTTTCCATCTCTTGTTTCATTGCTTTTTTCTAAAACATCTATACTACTTTTATTTGTTTTATTGTCTTCTTTTAATGTACTTATATCTTTTTGTGCTTGCATTAATTCTTCTGCATTGTTATCTACTACATCTTGCATTTTATCCCAGTTTTCATTTAAATAACCTTGCACATCAAATTGTTCTGTAGAATTTACATCTCTATGTATATTTAATTCTTCAATCTTTTTTACCGCCATTTCATTCCTCCTTTAATCATCAGTTTCATACCAGCCACTACCAGCTATTTCAAAATAATTTGTATTAGTTATTTTTAATTTTTTAGCAGAACTCTCTAATGCTTGTATTCTTATTTTTCCATCTTGTGGGATAAATGCTACATTCAAATTGTCTTCCAACAATGAATATACCAAGGCCACATTCAACGATTGCTGTCCAAAATACTTGTCTCTTGGTGCAAATGGCAAACCTTCAATAACAGCATAATTTTCAGTTCCATTTAATTTTGTAATTTTACCTCTTACATAAAAATCCACAAAAACAAGTTTTCCTATTCTTTCATATTTTCCGACTTGAGTAGTATATGTTATGGTTGGAGCTTTATTCTCTACAGTATTGATGCTTGGAGTCCATTTTCCTTCTTTCATTTTATCTTGCTTTCCAGTTTCAATATTATTTTGAAACTCAGTCATTGTAGTTTGATTTAACTTTGTTACCTTATTTATCCAATTTATTAATTTCATTGTTTTTCCTCCTTAAGTACCTTTATTTCATTTTGAAGTGCCTTTACCTGTTGTGATAATTCTTGTATTGCTTTAGATAATGTAGCAATAATCGGTAATTCATTAATATAATATCTTTCTTCAAGTGTATCTGTTTTTTCTCTCTTTATTACAAAATTAGGATCTATTTGTTCCATATCTTGCGCTATATAACCTATATTATAATGTTTTCCATCATCTTTTTTGTCAAATTGCTTATGTTGAAATTTATTTATTATATCTAATGCTTTTACATCACAATCTTTTATATTGTCTTTTATTCTTCTATCTGAAGATATGTTATTTGCATATACATTTCCATTCACATTCAAATTCCCATAAATCGAAGCCATATTTTTAACATATAAATCAAAGCTTACTTCTCGTCCTGTAATTCCAAATCTAATTGTTCCACCATATGCTGATATTGAACCATCATCTTCAATTAAAGTATAATTATTTCCACTTCCAAATCTAAAAGAATTTGTTCCACCTACATTTTTATAAACTGATATATTATCTAATAATTTTATCTTAGCATAACCTGACTCTAAATCTTGTGTACTTATAGACAATAGAATTGTGTTAGTATCTGTATTAATGAATTGAATTGCACTATTTACTTCATCTGCGTACATTTTTATATTTCCACCAATTATTCCTGTTGAGATTCCATCTAATAATATATTACATGAAGCTAGTACTAATTCTCCGTACGATGCATCAGAAGCTTTCTCAGCCATTTCAAAATTTTTAATATAAAAAATTGGGTGAAATTTATTATCTGACTTTGTTTTTATTCCCCAAGCCATGCCATTCGAAAGTTTTTGATTATAATCAGCAAAAACCGAAAATGCGATGTATTGATCATTATCTTCTTTTTGTACTCCCATGTCTCCAAATATTGTTGTTCCATCACTTTTATAAAAATGTTGTCCAGTTTTATCAAGTGACATTAATACTTTTTTATTACTGTCTAATATAGCAAAACTAGCATTATTATTTATTATCATCATTTGTATAAATTCTGATATTTGATTCCACGCTAATTTTACCGCTTCAGCATTTTGTTGAATATATGTTCCAACTTCTGTTTTGCCAACTTTTTTATTTACTTCTGATGTTATATTGTCTGATACTAATTTTATTGCAGCATTCATTTCAGTTGTTTTAGAATAACTTTCAAGCTTTTTATTTACATTAATATCAACTTGTTCTGCAGTTTGATTTATTGCACTATTCATTTCAACTTTTGAAGCATAAATATTAGTCATATCATTTTGAATTGCAAATTTAGCTTTTAAACTTGCTGTGTAATTTTTTATTGATAATATGTTTGTACCATTAAATAATTCAATTGAGAATGCCCCTAAATTTTCTATTGTCTCTTTTGCCTTAATTGTTCCATCTTCATTAATTCGACGGATTATTTGAGCTTTTCCATCTTTTAAAACATACTCATCATAAACATCTTCTTTTTGTCTTAACACATCTTCAATTCCTAGTTCATATTCCTTTGAATTTCCTTTTGAATCTGTTACTACAATTATGCTATCTCCAAGTAAATACAAATCATCACTTAAAACTACATCATCACTAATTTTCAAACTACTAAATACATCATTGTTTCCATAAATGTGTAACTCGATTAATTCTCCTGCAACTGCATTTCCTAGTGATATTGTTTTATTTCCTTCAATTACATTTGTTGTTTCTTCTATATTTGATACTTTATCACTTATAGAATCTATTGTTTGTTCATGTTTTGTTAGTTTTTCAGTGTTTTCTGTTGTTTCCTTAGCTAATTGAGTTAATTTTAAATTTTCTTCGTCTATTTGACTTTGAATTTTTCTATTTATAACTTGTTGACTCTGTTTTCTTGTTGTTGTATCTTGTTTTTGTTTTATTGCTATTTTACTTTTTATGTCTACTATAAATCGTTTGTTTAATGTCATTTCGCCTTGATAAATTACCTTTTTGCCATCAATATTAATAATATCTCCAATATCGACAGCTGGATTTATTATTGTTGTTCCTTCAAAACTATAAAAATCTAAATCTTTTACAGCATCATATATTTTTTGGATATCATCTTCTTCGCTAATAAATAAATTCTCTTGTCTAATCCAAAGTGTATCTTTTGTTTCATCTCCTACTTTAAATGATTCTGTTCCATTCTCATAAGCTACTCTTGATATCTGATGTCCTTCACCCCATTTGTAAGTTTTAAATAACCTTTGAGGAATTATTTCTTCATCTTCTCCAAGTTTTTTTATTTGAATTTTACCAGTTCTACCAGCACAACAAAATCCTCCAGCTTTTTCTGAAATATAACTCATATACTCTCTTGCTTTTACTTCATTGTCATAAACATATATTTTTTTATTAGAATTAAGAAAAGAGCTTGTTTCTAATTCAAGCCCTTTCTTTTTACATATATCTTCTGCTATTTCACTTAAAGTTGCATAGCCTTTTTTCTTTATCAATTCACTAGCATCATAATATCCATCGTCTGCATCTAATTTTATAATATTGTCTACAGCTTTTATATTTATTACATTGCTATCTTCATCGTCATAGTCATCTACATTATAAATCCCGTATTGGCATCATTTCAAAACTATCATCATGTTTTGCTAAACTTTTTACTTGTAATTTGTTTAGATCACATACTAGCATTTTATTTAACTCTGCAACTGTTATAGCATGATTTACTAAAACACCATATTCTATTCTTATTGTCTTAGGATTCGTTATTCCTGAATTTTTATGTATTTTCATCTCTATGTATTGACTTGGAACACTTCCTAACTCTAGTTTTTCATCAAATAGCTCTCCTCCATGTTTAAAATCTAGCAAATACTTTGGATTTAATAATACATCATCTATATAAATATTAGTAACTGTTAGTGCATTGCTTTTATATATTGTTTTTATTGCTTTTTCTGTTAATCCTTTATACATCGTTTACCTCCAAGACAATTTGCTTTTGTGCATCGGTTAATTCTTTTTGCATTAAATTAAATGATGTTTTCCATTTTGTTTTTTCTGTTGCTGTACCTTTTTCTGTTTTTATCATGTCAATATGTCTCTTTGAAACTCTAAACTGTGCACCTTCTAAAAATCCACCTTTTACAACTGGAATTTTTATATCCAATACAAATGGATTCTTAAATGTTTTTTGACATAGTTCTTCTGCTTCTTCTTCTGTATTAAAATCCCATGACATAGAAAGCTTTAACATTCCTACTGCAATGGGATTATCAATTAAGGAGCCATCATCATTTGATGTATAACTATCTTTGTCTGTATCTTCTATATCTGCACTATATGCGCTTGGTGTTGGTAAATTTTCTTCTTTTCCATGTTCTCTCCATACCATAATTTTATCCTCCTATTAAAGCTTCTATGTCTTTTCCTGTTCTTCTTGTTTTATCCCTTAAATCATCTAGTAATATTTGTCCTAGTTTTTTATTGCCTACCATTACAGTCAAATATATTGGTCTATCGTTATTGTTTCCACTATAATTAGATAACACATCTTCAAATGTATCACGCATAATGTTTTGTGGTGTTATATTATTTGTTTTTAATGATGGATTTATAGATGCTACTAAATCACTAGATAACAAATCCGTATTTATATTGTATGACATATCATTTAACATATTAGACATATCTAATCCATTAGCAACTTTATTGGCAAGCTCCTTGCTAGCATTATAAAGTTGAGGAGCACTGTTATTCAATGTTTTAGTTAATCCTTTTATCATATCAGGCATCCATTGTTCATATTCTCTAAGAGGTCCTTCATCTGGTCTTGAAAAATGTAAAAAACTTTTCACTTTATCAGCAACACCCTTTACAGCGTTTCCGATATTTCCTATCATATTTTTTATTCCATTAATAAAACCTTGTATCATATCTTTGCCCCATTCCAATGCTTTTTGCGGTAACTGACTTAATACATCTCCTATGGATTTAATAATATTCCATCCCATTTCTCCAACTTTATATAGTACTGAACCAATTCCAGCTATCAATGATGTCAATATTTTTCCTCCTGCTTCAAGAATCTTTGGGAAATTATCAGATAATGTTTTTACAATAGTAGTTATAATTTGAGGTAACATTTCAATTAATTTTGGAATTGCATTTGTTAATCCTTCTATTAATGCTATTAAAATTTTAATTCCAGCATCTATTATTATTGGTAAATTCGTTGTTACATAATTTATTATGGTTTCTATAATTTGTGGCAACATTTCTACTAGTTGAGGTATACATTCAATTAGTCCATTTATCAGTGCTACTAAAATTTCTATTCCCATTTCTAATATTTGAGGCAGTGAATTAGTTATAATGTCATAAAAACTCTGTATAATTGTTGGGATCCACGCAATAAGTTCTGGTAATGCATTTATTAACCCTTGAAGAATAGAAACCATAATTTCCATTCCAGCAATTAATACATTAGGCAAATTTTGCAATATTGAATTTATTAATGTCATTATTAAGTTTATAGCAACTGGTATTAATGTTTGCATCTGTTGGCTTATTCCATCTACCAATGAAGTTACTATGGTCACTGCTGTAGTTAATATTGTTGGTAGACTTTGTGTTAATCCTTGAATTAAATTAATTATTATTTGTATTCCCGTATTTGCAACTCCACTAAAATCAATATTTTCAAAAAACGTTTGAATTTGATTTGCTATTTCTTGCCAATTTATAGCTTCTAAAACTGTGAATGCAGTTGTAAATATCCCCATTACCTCATTACTTAATGTTTCTCCTGCTGTGCAAAAATCAAGATTTAAAAACAAACCATTAATTGTGTTGCCAATAGCATCTCCAAACGAATCCCAATCAAAATTAGTTACAAAACTATACCCAAGATAGATAGCTGTATTTACACCTTGTGCTAAAGTATTTCCAACCTGATTCCAATCAATGGTCTTTATGCCTCCATTAAAAAAATCAGCAATATTCTTTCCTATACTCTTCGCCGTATTCTGTATCTGCTCCCAAGGTATTTTATTCATAGCCTCATTGATTTTTTCTCCTATAATAGCACCTACACTATTCCAGTCGCCTTGTTTTATGGCATCTAACAAACTGTTGGTCGGATTTAATTCTGATAAATCTCCGACATTAGGGCTTGCATCGCTGTTATGGTCTCCAACATTATTAATTTCGCTATGTACACTTGATAAGCTTTTACTTGTGTTCTTAGCTTGTTTTTGAGCATTTTTAAATGCTGATGCACTTGCATTAGCAAATATATTTACTCTAAATAAAGCATATACAACTGATTGAACTGCCTTTAATAATTGATATACACAATTTGTTACAAATTGAATTACTGGTGCTAGAGCTGAACCCATTGCATACTTCATATACTCTATGTTGGCATTTAATTGTTTTGCTTGCGAATTTTGGCTTGATAACCAAGCATTTGCACTACTGCTCAATGCAGAATAAATGCCTCTTAAACTAAATAATGCTCCTGCATATTTTAGAACTTGTCCAATTCCATTCTTAAAGCCTGTTCCCATTCCTTTTATATTATTTGTAATACTTTGAGTTGCTTTTGATAAATTTTGACCAATATTAGGCATTTTGCTAAAAATGTTTTTTACTCCTAATATGCTAGGTTTTACCTGTTCTATCTTTTGCTTAAATGCACTAAAAAAACTACCCAATTTATTTTGAGTAGTTGCTGTTTGTGATGTTTGTTGTTTTAATTCAGCCATTTTAGATTTTGCAACGTCAAGTTGCTTATTATACATTTCTATTTCTGTATATAATTTTTGTGCCTGACTATTTAATGACGTAAAATCTTTATTACCATTTAAAGCATTATTTACAGTTGTGTCCATTGTTTTATCATTTGGATTTATTCCTTCTGGTGTTACATTTTTTCTTGTATCGTCAACTATTTTATCAATTTGTGGATTTATTACGTTTAATTTCATTTGTCGAGCATTTATTTTTTCATTTAGACTATCTATTTGTTTTTGTGTCTGACTTATTTGTTTCTCTGCATCTTTATTGTTGATTTTTATAGATATATCATTATTTTCAATACTCTTCTTTAAGTTCTGAATTTGTTTCTTAAATAATGGCATTTGTTGTTTTACTGCCTTTTGTAACTTTGACAAATCTACATTTGCTAATTGCTCCTGTGCTTGCTTTATAATCTTAGTCATTTCAGGTAGTATCTTTTGAAACTCTTTTAAGGCTTCTTCTACCTTTGCAGTTACTATTATCTCTATTTCTTCTACAGTGATAAGTCATTCCCCCTCTCTGATATCTTTCATTATAAAAAGCACCAGTAATTGGTGCTTTAATTTTAATCTATTGATAATTGTTCTTTCCTAAATTATCGATGACCTCGTGTTTTACGACCCCATCTTTTTTATCTTCTTCATTAACATTTCTACTTTGACCTGATGCACTAATTTGATGCATCAGCTATATTCTTTCTCTTTTACTATGCAACTTGGTCAATTAAATCAGCTACATTTATTGTTAATGTTTCAATATCTTGTAAAATCTCTTTAAAATAAAAACTTGGTAATTCTCTATATGTTGCAACAGCATATTTATTGTTTATTGCATCATAAATTCTAGGAAATATCCTAGATCTCATCTCAGAATATTTTAAATTATTATCTTCGCAAATTTTCTTAACTTTTTCTTTTACTTTTTCCTTTACTATTTTTGCCTCATTTGGTGCTAATTGGATTCTCTTTTTGATTAAGATATCATGTTCGTCTATTCTCGTATTGACTTCATTGAACTTTTGTTCTGTTTCTGTCTTGAACCCTGCAAAAGCATAATTCATAATTGTTTGACTTTCTGTAAGACTTTTAATCAAGTCTTTTATGTTTAAATCTTTTGGTTCAACTTCTTTATTTTCTTTTAATATCATATCACTCATTTTATTATTTCTCCTTCTCCATAAATCATATTACCAACAATATCTTGTCGGTTATCCAATGCTTGCTCCATAAGCATTACCCATTCTTTTATTGAATTTACTTTTTCCTCAACAAATTTTCTTTTCTTACTTGGAATGTGTTGTAAATCTTCTTTTAAATATGTGTATTTTGAATTTTTATTTAAAAAGTCGTTTATGTTATATATAAGCGTATCTAGTTTTGCATTGTCATACACTTCATCTTTCTCAAGATTATTCTCTAGTCTTATACCTTTCAAGGTGCTTTCTGCTTTTTCTGCTCTTTTTTGTATTTCAACTAATTGCTGTTTTTGTTTCTCTATTTGTTGTTTTAATAAAGCTTTTTCTTGTATAACTTTTTCTGGTATTACCTCTTTTACAACTTCTTTTTCAATAATTTCTTTTTCAGGTACTGGAATTTTATCAATTTTATCTTGTAAATCTTTTATTTCTTGTTCTTTTTCTTGAATTGATTTTTGAAGTTTATTTGAATATTCTTGCTCCTCAGCTAAACGCTTTTTTAGTTTTTTCTTTTCTTGTACGGCTTGTTCTAATTGTCTTGCTGTCATCTTGTCTACGTCATTTTCCTGCATTACTTCTTCTCTATCTTCTTCGTCTAATCCAGCAAGTGCTAATAACTTTCTAGTTCCTAAATACGACACCAATGTCGTATTTGGAAACTCAGTTGCTATTCGCATAAATCTTTGTGCAGTTCTAGTGCTAAAATCCACCTTATTTTTTAGCCATTCATCAAACTCTCCATGTTGTAGATTACTTTTGACTGCTATAAGTCTTTTTCCTATTTCCACAATATTTTGAGCTGTTTGCTCTTTTAGTATAAGAATTTCTGCCGTTGTTTTTTCTATATTGAACTCTGTTAGACTTTGCATTTCTTATTCTCCCTTCTTCTCTTCCAGCCTCATAGGCTAGCATTATCATAATCAATATTGGAACTATAACCGCATAGAATACTCCCCACCAATTAGTTATTGTTAGCATTGATAGCACCTCCCAATATGTTATCGTAATCATTTACTCCTTCTGTCTGAACTATATTTTGCATTAGCTTTAATACTCTTTTATTGTTTCTATATTTCCAAATTAGTCTAGCTACTTCTTCAATATGTTCATCACTCAAGTCAAATTGATTAGCAAATGTTAATTCTTCTCTTGTAAAAATGGAGTTGCCAATTTCTTTATCAAACATAATATTCATTTTGTTTACTTCTTCTTGTTTGTAAAGTCTTATAATCTTATTGGTTCTTTTGCCATCTTTTAATATGCTTTCTATGTAGTCATTATCTACTTTAACTCCCATTCCAGCGTAATAATTCTTTATTTTTTCTCTTATTCCCATAATAAAAAGAAACCTCCTTTAAAATTTGTATTTTAAGTTGAGATTTCTCCAATTCTATGATATAATATTTCATAGATAGAGTTAATCTCTGTCGGGCGAGTTAATGTTGTGAGTTTGGCGATTCCACATTAACTCTTATTTTATATCTACTTTTAATTTTTTTATTCCTATTCTAGCAGACTCTGCTTTGCTTTTATTTTCTTGTTTAGAGTATTTCTCTAATATTTCTATGCATTCATCATCTAAGCGTATATCAAGCCTACTATTTTTAGGATTATCAGTAGGTCTTCCCATTTTTTTAGTCAATATTTTCACCTCCTCGACTTTTGACTGACATAAATATATCATTTTGTCTGACAAAAGTCAAGAGGTATTTTAAAATTTTTCAAAAATTTTGTAAAAATAAAACACCTACCTAAGTAAGTGTTTTTATTATTTTTTATTTTTTTTTAGCCATTGATGATAAGCATAAAGTAAATTAATATTTGCGTTTATTATTTCTTTCTCCAAGTTTGTTGCCGATTCACAGGCTTTCTCACTTGTTGATACATCAAAAGGCATTTTTCCTTCTTTACATTCAACTATCTTGTCAAATTTATTATTTAAATAATCTCTTATAAAAGATATAAATTCTTCATCCATTCTTAATCACCTCAATTATTTTGTTGTTTTGTCGCTCTCAATGGGGCTCCTACATTATCTCTAAAACTTCCTAATAATATTTTAAATATGTCTAAAATCCATCCAATCATACATAATCCAAATGTGCAAGTATATAGTATTCCTTTTCCTATGTTTCCAACATAATATTGATGCAACCCAAACCATCCTCCTAACACACACATAATTAATGCCGTATCTTTATTCTTATCTGATGTTATTGTTTGATAATGTGCCATAAACTATTCCTCCTCTTATTACTTTATAGAAAAATTATAACACGTTATATTTGTCGAAGTCTGTCATATTTTGTCGAATAGCATAAATTTATATATTTTTTTCTGTTTTCATTATATTTCTCATTCTTTTTATAATATCTTCTGGAGATTGTGGCTGTTGTTCTTCTTTAAATAACTCTTTGTAACTGTCTCTAATTGGTACTATTTTAGGATTTCTACTCATACTGTCTGCTCTTATAAGTTTATTTGTTACTGCTTCTTGCAAGTTTATTTCTCGTTTTAGGTCATCTACAACTTTTAGTATGTGTGTTTGGCAATATATGTTTATTTCTGAGTATCTTGCATTCCAAAATTCCCCAGGTTTTAGGTCAAAATAATATGCAAGAGGTTCTAGTGCATATATTAGTTCAACTAAGTTTTTAGAGTCCCTTACGCCTTTTATTATATCATCTAACCCTTGTAGCCTTGAAACTGTTGTTCTGCTATTTTGCTCATTGCATTTTCTGTTGATTTCTGAACTATCTCGTTCATATTTATTGTTGATAAAGGATTTGATGTCAAACTTTCTAGGTCTTTCTTTGACATCTTCTTTTTGAAAAAACCCTCTTCATTCAAAGCCTCTGCAATTCTCTTATATAGTTCATTATAATTCAATCCTTCAATTCTACATTCATCCATAAAGTCATAAACTTCATCTATGTCTTTAAATAATGCAAATCCATCTTCTGTTTCTGCTAATTTGTATATTAATATACCTAACGTTTCTGGATCTATTATTGAATATGCTTTTACAAAAGCTTCTTCAAAATTTTTATTTTTTAGTAGATTAGCTATTTCTACTATTTTTCTTGTTTTTAGTACTAAATTAATTTTTTTATTTTTTGTTTCTATTATCATTCTATTTTCTCTCCTTTATAAAAGAGAGAAGGCATTATGCCTCCTCGTTAAAATTATTCAGCTGTTGGAAAGCCTTTGCTCTCTTTAATCTCTGAGCTTCTATAGATTGTTATTTTTGATTTTAACATATCATCTATAGCAATTTCACTCATGCCAATAAAGCATGTTCCAGTAAAGTACCATGTTAATGGTTTACCTGTTGATGATGTATCTTCCGATAGTTGAATTGCCCAATATCCATTTGTTTTTGCTGTTTGTAAGGCTTTTAGCTCATCATATTGGTCTTCTTTAAATAATATTTCTATCTCTAGGTTTTCTGCCTTTTGCCTTCCTTCTGCCATTCTTTCATCTGGAATATCTAAAGCACTATAAGTTACTCCTTCTGGGGCTTTTAAAAATTCTGGTATGCTTTGTACAAAAGCAACTTGTTTTCTTTTACTTGAGTCAATTAAATCAGATAGTGTATCAGCATGAAATAATTTTGTCATTGTACTTGTTTTTGGATCCATTTTAAATCCCTCCTATTATCTTATAAAATTAAAAGAGGTCGTTATTGAATTATAACGTACCTCAAATGTTATTGTTATGCCGTATTTTTGCAGTATTTTGTCATATACTGCAGGACTGGTATTTGTCCTTATAAAATTATATTCTTGAAGTTTTGTATCAACTTCATCTGTCATTTGCATAGCTTGACGTTGTTTTGCATTCCAACAAGTTATTGATATTTGAAATGTAGAAAATATAGGAAATGCATTTTCTGATTTATTTACAGATTTTAAAGGTGTATGCAATTCTAATATTGGAAACTTACTTTCTGTATTAGGATTACTTAAAATTGGTTTATTTTTATATAAATCTTTTAGTTTATCATAAACTAAATCAGAAAACTCTTTTATACTTAAATCTTTCATTGTCTGCATACCTCCTTTAGCATTGCTTCAATTTTCTTTTTAGCAATATCTACATTCTCATCTCTACTTTGAAAACCAGCATCACCCATAAAATGATTTGCCTTCATTCCATGAGCAATATAGAAATCTACTCCTTGAATATTTACTATTGGATAGCCCAGTGCCTTTTCCACCTTAGAAACAGGAATGAACCATTCAGTATAGCCACTTTCTATAAAGTGTCTTGATTTTCCCACATGTTCCATCTCCGCATTTGCACCCGTTCCAAAATATTCAAAAAATAGATACGAGACTCCATTAGACATAAATTTAGAAGGGTCCGCATAAACACGCCCCTTCACTTCTTTAGTTGACATATCAACCATTTCGACTAATATACCACCTTCATTATGACCCTTTTCTAATCTTATTGCATAACCTCGAATGTTTTTTAGTACATCTTCAGTTATCTCTTTGGCTATTTGTGGCAATATCTGAGTTATAGCATTTATATTCTTGAAATTATGTTTCACTTTAATTTTACAACTTATCATTCTTGCACCTTCTCACATATATACAAATAAGTACTTCCAATTTTATTTTTATCGGTCACTTTATATTGAGGCTTAAACTCCTCTAATTCCGAGATATCTTTAAATGATATTCCGTCTCCTTTTTGTATATCATAATCTTTAGTCGTACGAGCTTTATATGTACTATAATCGACTTCGCCAGTCGATTTTCTGTCTAATTCACTAACGTCTTGTTGCGTGTTTAACCAAGCTATGCCTTTGTATTTCCATTTCTTTTCAGTTTCGCCGTGGTCCTCTATTTCTTCATACTCTGATATATATACCTCTGTTAAATCTCGTAATAACATTAAGGCAACCTCCTTATTGTTGATACATCAATTCTCAATTTTTTCTCTATATCATTAAATGAACTTGAAATAGAACCTTCATTACGACTTAATAGCCCTTCTGCTCCTCTAGCGTTATATTCAGATATAACTGCCTTTTTTATGTATGGAAATAACTTTATATCTTCTTTATTACGATTAGAAGCATCACAGGCAATAGAAGTCATATCAGCTATGATGTCTTGTATTATATTATCTGTATTTTCAATATAATTTGCTCCTAATCTCTTTTTTATTTGTTCTAACATCTATTGCCCCTTTCTACTATCCTCTTGAAATTATTCTTGCAATTGGAATAGCTTTGTGATTTATATAACTTCTATCTTTTTCAGATGTTTCACCAGAATTTACTAAATCCCAGTTAGAACCATCCTCAAGTTCTTTATCTGTTGGTGATAATGAAACTTGTGATTTCTTTTCATATGAGATTCCAAATGGTGCAAATACTTTTCTTTGTCTAATATATAAAGTATCTTGTCCACCGTTTTTTGAAGCATTTCTATCCATTTCATAAGGCACTTTTACACCAACATCTTCAAAATCAATAGCTCCAATACCTAATATATATGTTATATATTCTGTGTGTGCTTCATCTGATACTTCATAATAGTCTCCGATGCTTCCTTCAACCGGATTAGAAACTGCTGTATATTTTGTTCCAGATTTTGTATAATATGTTTTTCCAACTACAATAGCTTTATCAGCTGTTTTTGCATATGTTGCTTCAACATCTTTTATTGGCATATCATCATCAATTACTACTAGTTTACCATTCCATGTTCCTAAATCTAATTCTCTTGTTATGCCATCTTTGTCAGTATATTTTAAGTGTTCTAATAGATTTAAGTTCTCAATATTTGTTGCAACATCTGAATGCATAAATACTAAAGCAAATTTCTTTTTATTTGCTCCACATGCTTTGTTTGTAGCTGTATTTAATGTTGTTGCTTGAATATTTCCTTTTACTTCTGTTGTGTGTTTGTTCACAAATTCTAGGTTTTTATCACCTGTCATTGAGAATATTCCTTTTAATACTGCTAATATTGTATCTTGATCTAGTCCATCTTTGTAATCTGCTATTTGTTCTGCAACATTTTGCATAAAGTCTTTTCCACCTGTTACATCATAAGAAAAGTCTTTTTCTACAAACCCTTTAGCTCTACCGACTACTACAACACCTCTTTCGAATGTTTTTGTTGATGTTGCTGTTATGTCTGTTTGTCCATCATAATTTACTGCATCACCTTCTAATAGTCCACGCATTGCAATTCTTGCATATGCTGTACCATCTTCATCAGCAAATACTTTTCTAATATCTTCATTTCCTGTTAAAGCTCTTGATTTCTTTAACTCATTTGTTTTTAAGTTTGGTACTCTATCTACAGAGTATTTAAATGCTTTTTCATTAAAGCTTTTTGAATCAAATTTTCCCATTTTTTATTACCTTCCTTTTTATAAATTTACTTCTGGGTGTTTGTTTAAATATTCTGCCAATTCTGTATAACTCATTTGGCTAATATCTTTTTGAGTTACCCTTTCTCCTGTTTGTGGTGCTGGCTCTTTGGAATACTCGCTTATTACTTTTTCTCTTTCGCTTTTTACAGCTTTTTCTAGTATTTCTAGTTTACTTTTTATTGTTTCAGCTGTCTCATATTCGAAATTAAAAGTTATAAAATCTAATGGTATTCCTTTTGCTGTTGCTTGCTTAATAGTTTCAGATTTTAATTCATTTATTGAATTTTGTTTTTCTGCTTTCTCTGCCCTAGTTTTCCATTGTTCTAGTTCATAGTTTTTCTTCTCATCTGCATCCATCTTTGCAAGTTTTTCAGCCTCTTCTAATTTGTTTTTTTGTTCTTCTTCCCATTTTTTTCTTTCATTATCTAGTCTTGTATTCATAGCTTGTGCGACTTTTTTGTCGTACTCACTTTGATATTTTTTATTACTAGCTAATAATTCATCTAATGAGATTTCTCTTTCTGGTTCTGTTTCAGGTGTAATTTCTGCCCCAGTTTCCTTCTTTTCTTCTTCCATTTTTTCTCCTTGTCTCAATTTGTTCTTTTGCCCAAATCGTTACATAAAAAATTCTGTTGTTCTTTATAGCCTACAACCAGTAAAAAGGCATAAAAAATAGACGTACGTCTACGTCCAAAATTTATAATTATAAAATGTTAATAACTTATTTATTAATTGAATGCTCCAGTGTATCTTTTAATACTTTATCTGGTGTATCAATTTTATTTGTTGTTTTTATTATTTCATTCTCTATAATATTACAAAATAGCCCTATAAATGGCCTAAATATTGTTATTATAGTAAATATAATCCAATACCACGTTGGCATTTGTAATTTAATGCTTAATATTAAAACTAATAACCACATATTATTTTTCCTCCCTTGTTACTCCTTTTATAGCCCAAAATTGTGCTTCTTCTAATTTTGTTAATGCTAATGATGTTTCTCTGCTTGATTTGCACTTTAAATCAATTTCATCATAGATAATTGAGAAACATTCTCTTATATGTTGTATTCTGTTATTTTTTTCTTCATCTACTGCTAAATATTTTGCTCTATCGTTCATTTTTTCACCTTCTTTCCATAATAAAAGCACCTACTATTTTAAGTAAGTGCTATCTTTAATTTTTAAAATCTATATTTTTACATATTTTTTCTATTTTTCTCATAAGTGGTGTATTTTTATCTATTTCTTGTTTATCGTTCCAAAATTGTGCTTTTAAACTACTTCTTTTTTCTTGTTTAGTTAATTCTATTTTTCTATCTGGATTTTCCATACTATACTTCCTCCAATTTAACATATATTATACCATTTTTATTTTTTATGTCAATTAGTTGAAAGTCTGTGTTCCTCATAAACAATATTTCTCCTCCACCTTCATCATTTAATGTAGACAAATTTCTTCCTGTTTTAGATTTTATCCTCATTATCATTTTAAAACTTGTATCATATATTTCTAGTGATGAAGATATATAACTATTCCAATGTCCAATTCTTTGCTCATTATCAAATATAGACAATATGTTTGAAACATCTTCACTATCTCTTACATAAACACATCTTTTAACCCATCCTTTATATATTGGCATTCCTTTTAATGCATTATCTAAATTCTGTATATATTCCTTATCTTCTTCTGATAAAGTTTCATTATTGTATAATTTTGAGTTAATTTTATAAGACATACTTTTTAGATATTGTTCTAATGATTTATATTGTTCTTCTCCTAAAACATTTCCATTTCTAAAATCTTCACTTGTATAATTACTATTGTATATAATAGTTGAACGGCAGTAATGAAAATGATGCTGTATAGGTGGAAGATTTAAACCTAAAACTAATCCATTACATCTAATTCTTTGTATTGTTAGCTCTTTTTGTGTCTCACCATAATATCTGTCAAATACATTTTCTTTGTTAATATAAAACTCTAGATTGTTTAAACTATCACACATCAATGTTGTTTTGTCATCTTCTACTGCTATAAATCTAACTTTTGAATTATCTTCTGTTGTTGACTTTATACCTTCAACTTTTGCTAAGTTATTTAATCCTATCATTGTTAAATCCATATAGCCTGATATTTTATTGCCATTTATATTAAGTCTTTGATTATTCTGTTTGTTTATTATATTCTGATACTCACTAGAATCAATTTCTAGGTCTTTTTGTTGTTGTATATTTAAAATTGCTTGTTTGTATATCTGTTGTGCATTATATTGCATTGTAACTTCAATGTATTGTTTCCAATTAAATCCACTGTAATTAGGTTGGTCTAATAATGCAAGAAATAAAGCCATCGGAATTATTGATGACTTTTTCTTTTTATTTACTTCTTTTTGTCCTTCTTCATAGTAATAATTTGTATCTTCATACATTATTTGTTTTTCTTGCTCTTCAAGTTTGTTTTGTTCTTCTACGTATGCACTATAAATAAGTAATTCTAGTATTTCACTATTCTTTACTCGTGTTCTTCTATAAATATTGTTTGCTAATACACTAAAGTAATTATTATTTTTTAATAGTCCTTGTTCTTTCCAAGACTCTATATAAATATTTATTCTTTTTTTAGTTTTATTGTCTGCTATATTGTATATATTCTCTGATGTAAAACTAAAAGTATCTAGTAGTTCTTGAAGCTTGTTTTGAGTTTGTTTTGATGTTTTATTATATAGTTGTTTTAATTGTTTCATATAGCTATCATGTTGCTCCCACATATAAAACACCTCTATTCTTTATTAATTTGCTTATTAACTGCCTTAGTTTGCTCTTTCTTGTTGTCTGCTGTTAATTTCTGTGCTTTTTGTTGTACTGTTAAATCTGTTACTTTATTGTCGTCTTTATTCTTATTACTTTCATTTGGATTGTCATTTGATTGCTCATTTACTCCTGCTTGTCCCATCATTTGCATTTGCTCTAGATTTTTCTGAATGTTCTCTTCGTTTTGTAAATCCATTTTTGCCAATTCGCTTGTTGCATCTAAATCAAGATTTAATAAATTTATAACTGTTTCATCTGGTAATAAGCCTCTTACTTTCAATGCATTTGTTATGTCTGTCGCTTTATCAGAAGGCAAATTTCTATTTAGTTTTATTTCTATATCTCTAAAGTCATATGTTTTACCTTTTTCTTTATTGAATTTTTCTAATATTATTCTCCATCTTCTTGTTAATCCTTCAAGAAAATCTCCTTCGAATGTTGCTATATATTGTTGTAAACTAAAGAATTTCTTTTCAAGTGCTGAATTATTATCTGCTGATGTAAATCCAAGGTCTGTCATATTAGGGCAGAATGAGCATAAACATATAATATCCATTAATGTCTTTTTATGATTTTGCAATGCTGTATCATTAACATTTTTTTCAACCCATGCTATATCACTATTTACATCTTTATTTCCGTCAAGATACCTAACTCTGCTTGTTAATACATATTCATCTTCTTTTTGTCTTGCTGGATTTATAATGTCTTCGCCTTTTTCATTTTGGATAATCATTGGATTTTCTGGTTGATATCCTATAACTTTCAATATTGCTTCATCATTATACTTAAATACATTTCTTGAATTTTGAATACATCTTTCATATGCTTTTATTAAACTTATTACAGGTTCAAATATTGCCATTCCATCGCAATTTTCTATTGCCGTTGCTGGTATATCATCATCCCATTTTTTAGGTTGTTTTTCTTTTTCGTTTTCTTTAAATAATGGTTCGTCTTTGAATTTTTGTTCATATGCAGGTGTACCAAACATCTTTCTTTTTTCAGGTGTATCGTAATAATATCTTTTTCCATCTGCTGTTGTTAATTCTACCATTTGTTGATATTCACCATTTGCCATATATGTACGAATTATTCTATATAAACCTATTAAATTTTTAGGTAATGAATAATCCCATATAGCAACTGTTTCTAATGCATCACTTCTTGCTATTGTTATTTCTCCTGTTGTTTCATCTTTATAATATATTTCATAACATGCTCTTTTTATTAAATAATCTAATACCATATGTAAAAAATGTGAACCATCTTTGTTATAATCTGTTATGTGCTTTATAAGTAATTCTATTTCTTTTATTTCTTGTTCATCATTAGTTTCGTGATTAAATAGTTCTTTGATTATTTTATCTTTATCTTCATTAAATGCTTTTACTTTATATGTTGGTGCTTTTCCTCCAAAATAACCAGCTGACATAACTGATATATATCTTTCTAGTGGTACTTTAATATCTTCATCATCTAAACTTGCAAGTTCTTCATCTGTTAATTTTCTTCTGAATTTTTCATATAGTTCTTTTCTAACATCTAGTTCTAATTGTGCTTTAAAATATATATCTGTTATGCTTCTTTCTTCTGCTAATCTTTCTTTACTATATCTTAACATTGTTTCCTCCAATCAAAAAACACCTACTTTTTAGTAGATGTTACATTCTTATAAATGGTTGATTTGTCATTCCCATATTTCTATTTCCTTTTATATATTTTTCTACTGCATATCTCATTGAGTCCATTAAATGATTAAAATCATCTATTGGTCTATTTATTTTGTTTCCAAACTTGTCCTCGTCCCAAGTATAGTTGCTTATTTCTGTTATGAAGTTTACACATCTAGGATGTATTATTATTTCAAAATCTTGTATAAATTGAATACCATTATTTATACTGTCCTTGCCCTTTAATGCTCCAGTAATATGTCTTAATCCTAGTCCCCTTAGTTCATCTATTGACTTTGGTTCTGCACTATCTGCCGTTATCTTTTCTTTTGAGTAACCCATTTTGTTTATCTCATCATAGATTGCTTTGTTACTCATTCCTTTTTGATATATTTCATCATATACATAAATCTTCTTATTTTTTAAATCTATTGCACCACAAAATAGTGCTGTTGGGTCATTTGTATAACCAAAATCCAACCCAAAAGCACTATCCAAATTTCTTATTATATTTAAATCAAATTTTTCTTCTTTCCAGTTTTCATAAACTAATCCATCAACAATCCCCCAATTACCTAATCCAGCAACTTGATATCTTCTAGGATTATTTTTTTTCATTCTTTCAAATACTTTTTTATCTGCTTCATCTAGCCACTCATTGCAAAGATAATTTGTTGTCATTGCTAATACATCAGAATCTTTAACATCAAAAAACCTTTTCTTAATCCAATGATGTTCATTCCACGGATTCAATGTTATTGTTATTTGTTTAAATAATCCTTTTGGGACTTCTCCGTCTTATACTTTCATCTATTACATCAAAATCAGATTCTTTTGTTATTTCGTATGCTTCTTCTATCCACAACCAACATAAAACACCAATATCTACTGATATTGATGTTACTTTTAATGGATCATCTAAACCTCTAAAATATATTTTCTGTCCTGTAGGTTTATATGTCATCTCTAATGGACTTTCTTTTATCTCCCAGAAACTATCTACTTGTAATCTATGTATTGCCCATTTTAATTCAGTAAAGCAACTATCTTTTAATGTTCTAAATGTTTTTCTAATTACAAGTGTATTAGCTTCTTTGTATTTCATCATATTACTTATTATCCATAATGCTGTTGTTTTTGACTTTTTACTTGCTCTTGAACCTTTACATACTCTATATCTACATTTGCAATGCCAATATTCTGCATAGCCTTTTCCAACTATACTTTGTAATGATATTTGATTTATTTGCTGTTGTGTATTTGGGTTTATTATTTTACTCTGTAATATCATCAGTTATCACCACTGGTATATTCCCAGTCACTTCAACTTTTTCTTTAAATGTACCATATCTTCTTCCAAGTAATTCTGCACATTTGGTTCTATCTTGTAATGAAGCATCTAATCCAAATTGATCTTTTTCTTCCCCTCGCATTACTTTTGTTAAATATTGTAATACTTCATCTTGTGAGGCTATTCTTTGGTTTTCTTTTTCTTGAAGTTTTATCTTTATAAATTTGTCTAGTTTTGACAAGTTTTGTGAACCTATTCTATTAAGATTTTTTCCTTTATAGCCAGCCATTTTACAAGCCTCTGTTGCATTTGCAGTCTCTATGTAATAATCAATAAATCTTTTTTGCATCTCTGTTAATAAATTGTATTCTTCTTCTATGTTTTCATTTTCCATCTGCCTCACTTCCTTTTCTGTATTCTTCTATAAGATACTTCAGCACGTCAACTTTGCTATAGCATTCTTCTTTTTGTTGGTATCTATCTTGTAATTCAAACTCATCTATTTCTTCATTATACACTTCAACTTGCTCTTTTTTTAGTATTTGATATTTAGTACAATACTTACAATTCTTTTCACTGTAGAATTTAAAACTATTTATTTTATATATCTGTCCTTTTATAGATAAGGCATATAATAACTTATTAATGTTTTGACTTACATTCATTGCACTACTGACCTCATTGTTTTATGATTTTTTAAATAATCTTTTGCACTCCAATACTTAAGTCCTTTTTCTTTACATTTCTTTATATATTCTTCTGCTTTTTGTTTTGTCCATTTCATATTTCTAATTTCCTTCCCTCCGTTTTTACAATTGGTCTTTTATATCCTTCTAATTTCTTTTCTTGCTGATAATTTTCACATTTGGTATAAATTATATCTTCTGTTTCAAACACTTTTATTTTACAATTTGATTTATTTTTACAATTACTACAACATTGTTTTATATATTCATTTATTCTTTCTTCATTTTCCATAAACACCTCTTTCATTTAATAAACACCAAGTAATGATATAGTTATAGAATATTGCACCCTAGAACTAATCGGTTTGTACTTCATCTACAATAGATTACTGTTGCCGCTCTGCTATATATGTTTACATACTTCGTACTATTTACATATTGACTTATTTGCTTTTTGTGTTATAATAGTTACACAATATGTCCTTGTAGCTCAGCTGGACAGAGCAACTCTTTTGCGAAGAGTTAGGTCAGGGGTTCGAATCCCCTCTTGGAATTTTTACCAGTTTGTCTGGTATTTTTTATTTTATATTAATTATAATAATAAAAAGAGCAGACATTTAAAACATCTACTCTTAAATTGTGGGTCTAATTATCTCTATCTGAGACTTTTCCATAATACTATTATAGCACCGATTTTCAGTAAAAAACTGCCAAAATTATGCCAATTTTTTTAATTCTTTATTTACTTGTGTTATTAGCTCTGTTTTTTTTCTAAAATATGTTCTTTCTGACATCCCATTATTTATTAATTCCCACTTACTTTTGCTTTGTATGTATATCTTTTCAAATATGTTTTTACAATCTTCATCTACTAATTGTAATGCCATCTGTACTGCTTTTACTTCTTTTACTGCTCTTTTTAGCTCTTCATCCTCTTGTAGTTGTATCACACTATTTAAAACCATATCTGATTTTGAATATTTAGGCTTTGGCATCCCATCCATATTCAATCCACTTATGCTCATTATATCTTCTCTTATAGACATTATCTTAATACAATTATAATTATATCTCTTTAAGCAATTTACTGCTTGTCTGTATTCTTGATTTTCTAATCTCATTAGTACCTCCTATATCTTGATATTTTGTAATCTTATATCACTTTTGGGTGGTTTTACTACTTCTTTTACTAATCCTAAATCATATCTTTGAAATGTCTCTTTTACTCCTATTATCATGTCCTGATATAATATGAAATTAGGATATTCTTTTACAAATATGTACTCATGATTATTTTTACTTATTATTTTGGGTATTCTCATTTGTATCACTCCGCTTCTTTTTATATTTTTAGTTATACAAATTAATCATTATTTTCTATTAATTCTATGTCTTTTATTAATTTTGTACCAAAATCTTTATAAGTTTCATATCCACCTTTATGCCCTGATATTATCCAAAGCTCTTTATACATGTTACTTTTCAATTTTTCTACTAGCTCCTTATCTGTTATGTAACAATAAAAAGTATCTTTTTCAATATTATAATTTGTAATGATACCATTTTGTGTAGGAGTATTAGTTAAATACTCAACCTCTACTTTGTAATATGTTTTCAATAAATCCTGTTCTTGTGTTACTGCTGTTATTCTTGCTTTATCTCTATCATTGCTTTCTATGTAATTTATATATCCATGTACACTCCCAATGATTATTGGCATTACAAATAACATTATTAAAAAACCAAATACTCCTAATACTCCAAATGTACTATAATTTTCTTCTGCTTGATGCCAACACACTCCTATTAAAATTAATATTACTATTTCTATAAATATAGTTAAAACTATCATCTATTTTTCCTCCTTTACTCTATCTTCAAAATATTGTTTTATTTGCTCTTTATATGTTTTTATATCTTCTATACAATTTACCTTATATGAAAATGCAATTTTTTCTGACATTAAGTCTATTTGTTTGTCTTTTTCTTTTAATAAATCCAATATTTCTTGTATATCATCAGTCTTTTCATTATTTTTGTAATCTACATAAATTTCTGTATTTTTATTTAGTTCTAATCTTTTTATTGCTAATTTTTGTTTATCTGTCATGGATTTTCTCCTTTCATTTTATCTAAATATGTACACCCTACTGCATATGCAGCCCAGATATCTGCTTTAAAACCATAAAACCAACCTGGATTCTTCTTAGTTCCAACTACACCAAATCTATCTATTAATGCTTGTCTAATGTTGCTATCTTTAGCTTTCATAGAATGACACAAGTTCATTTTTTCTTCTTTTCTGTATATAAATTTATAATCCTTATCGTATGCCTCTATAAATCTTCCAATCCATACACAAGTCTCAAAAACTTCTTTTCCAACTGGCATTCCATAACTTGCTATCATTTCAATAACCATTGTATAGTAATTAACACTATTAGATAACTGGTCATATATTATATTTAATAATCTTTCATTTTTTACTTTTCCAAACTCTTCTGGCTCATATGTTTCTTCATTGATAAAACAATATGCACTTTCTATATTGCCAGGATCTATCGCTAGTATTTTCATATTCTCATTTGCTCTCCTAAATCTATATTTTTCTCTTTTTGCACTAGATTACATTTTATTTGTCCTTTAAATCCGTTCAATTTCCAACTTAGAACAACCATAACACCAATTGCTTTCTAGCGCTTCTTTACATATTCCATTTAATTGTGGATAATTGTATTTCATTCTCTACTCCTTAAAATTGTACTGGTTAAATTCTACTGATATTTTCTCCATGAACTTATCCCAATTTACAGACGTTTTTATATATCTTCTTACTCTTTCTAGTGTTTCTTTTTCACCTTGCATCTTTCCTGCTTCATATACACAGATACAAAATATAATTATTAATATTACTTTAAACATTGTTTAGCCTCTTTCTTCCTTGCTCTGTTATTTGATACACTACTTCCTTGCAGTGTGTTTCTATGTCTAATTCTTTTCCAACTATACATACTTGTCTTTTCTCTAATAATGCTGTTAATCTTGGTCTTGCATGGTTGTAATCTATCTCTTTTGTATATCCTCGGTATGCCATATATCTTGCTACTTGTTTGGCTGTTAGTTCTTTATATTCACTAAGTATTTTTAATACTTGTATTTCTCTTTTTGTTTTATCTACTTTTTCGTTTGCTTCTCTTCTTGTTTCTTCACTAACTTGATTCATTTGTTTCACTCTCCTTAAAATTTCTAAAAACATTTTTATTTGTGTATAAATTTACAAAAGGATCATTTATGTAATGCCCATCTCTACTAATTGTCATTCTTGCTCTTACATCTGCTACTTTAGGCATATACACAACTTCTTTTATAGTTTTATTTATTGCCTTTTCAAATTCAGTTTTATCTTCATTTCTAAATTCTTCATACCATAACATCATTTCTTCTCTTGAAAAAATTTTATTATATGCTATTTGTACTCTAGCAATTTGATTTTTAAACTCTTCCTTGTTCATTTAAAAGTCCACCACCTTGCTTGTGTCTTGCTTTTGATTTTTAAACCCACTTTCCTCTACTTGTATTTTTTCTACAGAATCTATCTTTCTTTTTACATAATCCTGCAGTATCGTATTCGCATAATTCCAGTTAGGACATTTAATTCCCGACGTTTTCGACAGCACATAATCTATAACTTCAAACGGCAACTCATCAAGATATTTTATACATTCACTAATAGCATTTATATTAAAAGAATTTAAACATTCAATAAATCGTTGTTGTAATTTTTCTTCTTTTTCTTTTTTTAATAATAAATCATTATCTATATCTTCTTCATTATCTTCTTCATCTTCTTTATCATCATCGGGTTTTTTGGCATCCATTTGGTTTTCATTAAAACCATTCGCTTTTAAATTATCCTTTTGGTTTTTTCTAGGTCTGCCACCTTTTTTGGCATTCTCTCTATTTTTTTCACATCTAGCTTCATATTTTTCTCTGTCTCTATCTAGTTGTGTTTTTATAAAAGAGAAAGCCATTTTTACTATTCCATTTAATTGTGGTATTTCTCTAGTTTTCTCATACTTGATTATTGCTCTCATAAGTTGACCTATTTGTTCATCTGTTAGCAAATTGAATTGTTCTTCATAATCTAAATATATTAAAAAACTGCTTTTATCCATTTGCTTTCTCCTTTCGTAAAATATTAGGGTAGATGTTAAGTCTACCCTAGTTGTCTAATATTCTTTATCTTTTTCATATTCAACACTAATTTTTGTTTTCCAATTACTATCTAAATTATCTAAATTATTGCTTATAAAGGCATCTACAAATTTGTCCAATGTTGCTCTTTTATTTAACTCTCTTCTGATAATCTCTTGCATTTTAGTTCTTTTTTCTTCCACCAACTTTTTCATTTCTTCTTTAACTATTTCTCTAATTATGTTGTTTACATACACTTCCAGAAGAGTGTATCTGTTGTCACTACTATAACTACTTATTCTTCCTTCTTTATCTACTTTTGTTTCTAATACAGCTTTTACTAGACCATTAACAATTTTATCTTTGTCTAGAGTCTCCGCAATTCCTGTCATTACAATACTTTTTACAGCTTCATTTAAATAGTTATTGTCTACATTCAAATCAATTCCTACTATATTTCCCATTTTTATTTCCTCCTAATTTAATCTTCTAATCCTATTCCTAAACCTATTGCTATGCCTAACCATGCAATAAGTCCTCCTACTTCGCAAAATATTATTCTTGCTATTCCTAAAGCTATTCCTAATCCATTTAAAGGATTTATTGAATTAACTATTTGTACTATTCCTCCTATAAACATTAACCATACTCCTACATATATTCCTAGTGCAATTCCTGCAATTGCTATTAAAATTCCTATAATTTTTTTCATTTTTTCCTCCTAATATTTTTTATAAATAACTTTGTCCAAATATTTGTATAAAGTTTTCTGTTTTATAGTGTTTTTTGAACTCTTTTTGTGCAACTTTATGCAGTTTATCTTGCAAAGTTTTATCATTTGTCACTAAACTATGACATTTTCTACAAATTGGTATTACTAATCCATATTTCATACTAACTTGTCTATTTTTTCCTTCTAGTAATTCGTGTAAATCATCTTTTGAAATATTTTTCATCCCTTTTTTAGTGCATATATAACAATGTTCTAAATCTTTTGTTATTATGCTAAATCTATTTCTTTCTAATTTTGCTAATTTACTACTTTTTTGTTTTATTCGACTACTGTCAGCTTTCCTTTTGTCTTTTCGACCACTCTCTTTTGGCACTGGGTGAAAACTCTGACTTAAATCAGTTACTATCATTTCTTGTCCCACTCTTTTAACAAACTTTCTATTTCTTTATCACTTTTGGTTTCTATATTCAAACTTTTTGCTAGTTCAACTAATAAATTTATTAATAAACTCATTTCTTTGCTATCATAAGTTGAACTACCATAATAACAATGTACTTTTACACATTTATCTTTTCTACTTACTTCTTGAACTAAAAATCCAAGCCCCTGTCTTTGCCATATTCTTTTAAAATTTTCAAATGCTTTTTCTTCAATTATCATTGGTTCAAATGTTCCAATTTGCAATATTCCATCTTGATATATCTTTTCTTTCGTTATAATTGTTCCATCTTTACTTAATTCTTTTGCTATCTCATCACATAACACCCAGCAATATGCATTACTATCTAAACTTCTTTTTTGCTTATATTCTTTTAATTCGAATTGCTTATCTTTTGCTTGTTCTAGCAAATAAGTTATTATTTTATTACTTGTTCCTACCATATTTTTACCTTTCTACATGTTGATGCATAAATACATATTTTGAATTTTCTCCCATGTTATTTAATAAAAATTCACTTGCTTGTTGCTTACTTAAATGACTATCTTTTGCTCTAAATTCATAAACATATTTACAGTCTTGTTGTTTTTCTTTTATTCTTTCTTCTATTTCATCTTCATCATAATTACCTTCAACAAGATACAAATCATAATTTTTAGCACTTATTCCTTCAACCGTTTTAGTATCTGTCATATAGATTACTTTATAATCGTCAAATAGTATTCTATAACCACATTGAGGTACATCATGGTATAATTTAATTGCTACAATTTTAAAAAGTTTATAATCGTATTTCGTGCCAATTTGAAGTATGTCTATATTCCTTCTTTCAACTCCACATTCAAGTAATGGCTGTAGCAACCATTCGCAACAAGCAAATCTTAATGTCGGTCTTTCTTGTGCTAATCTTTTTATTGTTGACCTGTTAAAGTGATCCTGGTGCACATGAGTTAATAAAACTATTTTTAATTGCTTATAATACTTTTTTAATTTTTTAAAAGTAACTCCACAATCTATTAAAATTATGTCTCTTATTATTGTTGCATTTCCTGTACTGCAACTAGATATAATTTTATAATTCATTCATTGATACCTCTTTGGTTTCTTCTGTTTGGTCTATAACATCTGCTTGTACTTCAATTGGTTCTTGTTGAGGAATTTCTTGTTGCATTTCTTCTGCTTCATACATTCCTGCTAAATCTTCAACAAATGTTTCTCTTAATGCTCTTACTTTCGCAACTTTCTCAACCATTGTTGCTCCTTTATTTCCCCAATTTGAATTTAATTGGCCTTGTCCTGTTTTTTGTGCTACCTCATTAAAACTTACACTTGAATAAATAGGATGTGTCCAATCTTTTCTAAACACTCTAGCCCAACCACCTACAAGTTGTTCATTTCCTAGTTTAAATGTTCCTTGTCTTTCTTCTATTGTTCCATCATCTTTTTGAACTATGATTCCACACTCCATTCCATCATAATTAGGATTTAATACAGCTCTTTTTAGTATTGCATCTTTTCCAACAACTAATTGGGCTGGTGTTCCTGCTTTATACTTAATTAAATATGCTTCTCTCAAAAATGGATTTAATTTTCTAACTTTGCAAAGTTCTGTAAATAGCTTAAATTCTTGATTTGTAATAGGAACATCACTTCCAACTATATACTCTTGCACTATTTTTTTACTTAATTTTATTTCTTGTCCCTCCACTTCAAATTTAACTACTAAATCTTGTGTTTTATCTTGATTTTCATTACTCATAATCATATCCTCCATTTTCTAAAAATTGTTTTAATTCTCTTAATTTTGTTCTTGTTCCTCTTACTGCAAATCTTAATGTTAAAATTTCTTCTTGTTTTTCTTCTATGACTGGTGCTTGTAAAATTGTTTCTTCAGTCTTAGGAATAAAATTCTCTAATGCTTGTCTAGTTGCTTCTGTTTGAGCTCTTATACTTTCATCTGCTCTTCTTTGAGCTTCTTCTAATTGTTTTCTTTTTAATTCTTCTTGTCTCTTCTTTTTTTCTTCTTCAATAGCTTTAAACCTATTTGTTACACTTGTTATTGCTTGTGATACATTTAATGATTGTTTATATTCAACTAATATTTCTGTTTTGTGTTCTTGTGTATCAATTAGTTTTAAATCATCTACTATTTTGTCTATAAATTGTTTTGCTTGTTCTTTTAAACTCTTTCTACTTGCTGATAATGTTACATTTATTCTTGCTTGTGAATATGTAACAAAATCAATATTATTAGCCTTTTTATATTCTTCAAAATAATCTTTTATTTCTTGTTCTTTTATGTTCTTTAATTCATTTTCTGTTGAATCTATCTTTTCTTTTAAATCATTGTCAGCACTTTTATATTTATCTGATATATACATCTTATAAATTTCTTCAAATTGCATATATGGTGCTAATATTTGCTCTTTTACTATCTTTCTTTGGTTTTCTACTTCTTTAAATTCTTTATTTAAACTTGCTCTTATTTGTTTTATTGTTGTTACATTCTCTTCTGTGCAAACCAAACTTTTGGCATTTTCAACTTTTTGTTCTACCTCTAATGAAAGTTCTTTTAGATGTTCCTCAATTTGAGGTAATTGCTTTACTACTATTAAATCTTGCATTTTTCCCTCCTATAATCTACTTCTTTCAAATTCAATATTCATTTCTCTATCTTCTGCTTCTTGCTGTTCTTCTAATTGCTCTGAAACCTCATCAAGCTCTGCTTGTACTTCTTCTTTTATTCCATTCAATTGTTCTATATAAGTAACATCTTCTATTTTATTTACTAGATCTTCTATTCCAGCAACTAATTCTGATAATTCTTCATATTTATCATTTAAATCCATAATTCTTCTCCTTTGACAATTCTCTTTAAATGTGTTATTATATTTAAAGAGAATGTTTATATAAATGTTTTTGTTGAGTTATTTTTGCGGAGTGGTATTTGTAAAAATAACTCTTTTTATTTTGTCTACTGTTTCATAGTACATTTCATGTGTTCTATCTGCTCGTTTCAATATTGTTTCGATTTCATTTAACTTTCTAAAATATGTTACTGCTCTTGTTTCTGCATTTTCACATTCTTTTCTTAATTGTTTTTTTGTTTCAAACATAATTAACCCTCCTTTTCTATTTCTTCTAATTTTTCTAATACTTTTTCTAAATTTTCTTCTGTCAATTCTGTAGTAAATTTCATTATTGATTCAAGATTCTTATTTTCATTCCAGCCATCTTTATAACAATCAATATCAAGTCTGTTTATATGTCCTGAAAAGTTAAAGAAAAAATCATGTTTTGTATTCTTATTTAATTGATATATTTCAACTATTACTTTTTGTAATAATTCTTCCATCTTTATCACCTCAATTCTTAAAAATTACTATGGAACTACTATTTCTACCAAAAGACCCACCAACACGGGTAATCCTACCCACATAAATGCAAAAGCCATTCCTACCATAAAAGTTGCTATCTTTTGTTTCATCTTTTTCACCTTCTTTCTAATTAAATATGTTTGTTCCAGCTGTCTGTAAAATTTCTTTAAATTTATCGCTTTCTATACAATATCCGCCGAATTTTGTTCCATATCTTTTGCAAAATTTTATTGCAGTATTTACATTAACCCTATATTTTTCTGCAATTTCTTTAGCATAAATTAATTTGGGTAAATCTTTTTCTTTTTTTATATCTTCTAAATTTTGATTTATATTTTTTAATACTTCTAATACTTGATCTGGCATTTTCTCATCTCCTTTACTTTTTGACTTCCACCTGATATAATTACCTCATACTTAAGAGAAAAAAATTTTATTTGCCGAAAGTGAGGTGTTGTTATATGAATAGAACCCATGTTAGCTCTTCAGATATTTGTTCTGTTGGCTACGAAAATAATACTCTTGAAATTGAATTTAATAGTGGTGGAATCTACCAATATTATGGAGTTCCTCAAGAAAGATACTATGGTTTAATTTCTGCTGGTTCTTGTGGTAGATATTTTCATAGTTTTATTAAGCCCTTTTATCCTGTAATCAAAATTGGTTAATTAAAGGGATATTCATTTCATCTGTTACAACCTTTATACTATCTTCGCTTATTATTATTGTAGTATGAGGGTTGTAATTTTCTTTTATAAAATTAATTACTGGTTCTGATATTTTGGTTAATTCTTTTATTTTTTCTTTCATCTCTTCACTTCCCTTCTTCTTGTACCTTGTCGCAATTTCGTTTTTTCGTAACTTATCAAGTTACTTATAATGTAAAAAAAATATTATCAATTTCTTTGGGACTTAAATTATATCTTTCTTTTATATCAGCGATTTCATTTCTTGTAAATTCTGCTTTTCCATTTATTTTGGCTGATAATGTTGTCTCGGACATATTTAATGCTTTTGATAATGTTATGCCTGTATCATTATTTGCAATCATTTTTATTCTTAATGCTGTTTTATTCAT